AATGTTCCGGGCGTGGTCTGACCGTAATAGGTCATCGTCATCGCGACGTTGGTTTGTGCCACCGGCTTGTGGAGCCCGTCAGGATCGTCGATGCGATTATCGTTGAGCCCGACAAGATTGGTGAGCGACGCACCAGCCGCCGTTCCTGCTCTCGCCCAGGAGCGATAGTAGATCTTACCCGCCGCGCCCACAGGGCTGCCGACTGAATTTCCATTGCTGTCGGTGAGCGAGATGATGTCTGTCGCATCCACGGTCTTGCCGTAGAGAATGTCTCGCTGGCCGATGACCCAGTTATAATAGTCGAGCAGCCATTGCTGGAGGTTGCCGTCCATCCCAAGAGTGGCGCGCGGGAAAAAGGGCCCTGGGACGATGTGATCAAAATCACCAAGCAGAAGCTGGCTTGCGCCAGAGAGGGCAACCTGACCCATGAGCAACTCGATGCCCGGATCATTCGCCATGCAGTTGCTTTGCTTTGAAGGATCGCAAACTGGCACAGTATCGCCAGCGAGCGCGAACGAGGTGCCCAGGCTGCCGCTCATGACCTGCTGGGGATAATAGGCGACGATGAGAGGGCGGCTCGTCCATGAGCGAAGCGTCTCGATCTGGCCGTTCAGGGTCGGGAAGAACTGTCCGTCGCCAAATTCCGGATGAGGCTCCACATACATATTGCAGAGATGCTCCCGCACAGCGCCATCCATGAGGTTCCACCACGAGACACGATTGATATCCGTGCAGACACCAAGCGCGCTTTGCATGGCATTGGCGAAGTCCGTCAGCTGAACGCCCAGATTGGGTAGCTGTCGCCCCCGGCTGTCATAGAGGGTGCGGCCCGAATCACCCATCGTATCCAGATGGATGCCATCAAACCCCCAGCCGGTCAGTGCAAGGCGGTTCTGACTTTGTAGCCATGTGGCCCAGTAGGCGTTGAATGGGTTTTGTTCGACAGATTTGTCGACGAGCCAGCCCCATGTCAGCCAGCCTCCACCGACATACAGCTGATCATTCACCGTGCAGGAGGCCGTAAGGCCGCATTGATCGGTATAGACGCCCATGGCGGCCGTCATTGACGGATTTTGGGTGAGCCAATCGGGGTAGGCATTGTTCCACGACGTATAGAGTTGCATGAACACGCCGTATTTGTGGAAGGCAGAAATGATCCCTTGCGTTTCAGAGCGCGTAACCGGGACGTTCTGGAGGTTCTGCCAGGTGCTGCTGGGCGTGTAAGGCGCGTCATGACGGTATCCCCAGTCATAGGCCTGCACGATATTGATATGGAACTGGGCCATATTGTCTGCGATCGCGGCGTAATTGGTCACCGATTGCATCGCCTGGGGGTCGATGAAGGCCTCGATCGGAAAATCCTGCGCCCGGTTCGCTATCAGGATAGCGCCTGTGGCCACATCTGCCGGGCTGGATGACGTGCTGCCTGTGCCCGTGCAACTGACGGCTCCCTTGTCGCCGCTGTTCAGAGCCGCAATCACGATCTGGTAGCCGCCAGCATAGAGTGATGGTGCCGTCAGGGCGAAGGTCTGAAGCGTATCCTTGCCTGACGTCAAGGCACCGATCGTCTGGGACTGGGTCTGAAGCGCTACCCCCCGCGAGCAGATCGCCAGGCTGAGAGTTCCTCCAGACCAGTTGGTCTGCGGGTTGAGATCCACGGTCACAGTCACGGGGCTTCCCGCACTGTAGAAAGCCTTGTCATCCGTTACATGTCGGATGATCGTCCCTTGCAGGGCGGCAGCGTGAGTTGGATGGCCTCCCGACAACACGGCGAACAGGAAAGCACATGCGAAGACAGACAGGAGGCGTTTCATGATGACGTTTCCAAGGGATAAGAGCCTTTGATTGTCAGCACTGCGGCATCCTCGAAATCCTGGTCGGTCAATGAGGCCGATGGATCCGAAATGTCCTGCTGACGATAGAGGCGAATGGTCTGTCCACTGACCGTCGCAACGACTGAGCCATTCGACGACGCAATGCCCGTCGCAACGACAAGCTGGGGCTGCTCGATGGAGCCGTCACACATAAGCGGCAGACCCTGTATCAGTGCCTCGCCGGTCGATGACCCCTTGGAGATGAGCCGCAGTTGAAGCCAGAATTCGACCATGGCTCCCCGCTGGGCATAGCCCGCCGTAGAAGCGCCGTAGATGATCCCGGTATTCTGGCCACCGAAGGTCAGCGCGGGTGTCCATGGTTGTGGCTGGCCGAACAGGGCGGACACGATGTCGGTCGCTTCGCGACTTGCGATCAGGGATGTCGCATCGATAACAACGCCTGTGAGATTACCCCCTCCAGCAAGGTGGAAAGGCTGCGGCGCGGTGGCGCTCCCATCAGCACGCTTGACTTCAAGAATGGTAAAGAGTGGAGATCCGTCATCGGCGCAGGCTGAAAGCGTAAGATTGCATCCTGTATTATTGCCGGTTTCGGCTGTCTCATCGGTCCCAAGCGCCCAGCGCTCTACGCCTGCGGTTGTCATGACCACCGCACGGGTCAAGCCCGAGGCGGCATCCAGGGGCACTGTCGGGCCGGAGAGGAAGAAATCGGCCAGATCAACGCAGACCGAGCTTTTCCCATTATCGCCCAGAACGATGATACCCGATTTGGCCGGAACGAGCGGGATGGACCCTGGAAAGGTGATTTGATCGGCCATCAGGATGACGCCTCGCTTGCTACGGGGCTGCGCCCGACAATGTAGTTACCCTGACGATCGAGTAGCGCCGAGGCACGGATATAGATCTGCCCGGCAGCTAGCCCCGAATAGAAGAAAACGACGCGGGTATCCGCAGGGGCATTGAGACGGACAAGCGTCTGAAGAGCTTCGTTGGGCGCGGGAATTGTCACCACCCAGACAAAGCGATCAGTCAGTTGACTCGATACGTCCGCACCGCAAATCGCCACGCCGCAAAGCGCGGGTTCTGGCTCCCACACGGTAAGGGCCACACCATAGAGCGCCCCCATGGCGACATAGGCAGAAATGCGCTGGTCGCCACGCGCGGTCCATCGCTGCTGCAGGAGCGCCTGCAGGGCCGTCGTCGTAAGGTCTCCCGCGTCACGTCCTGCCGGGTCCGGGCCAAGAACCGCATGGTAATCGTTCAGCAGCAGCGTCGATGTGCCAGGCGAAATCTCGAGGTTGAGCGCTTCGATGTCGGCTTCAAGCGCGGCACGTGTCGTGGCACGCGCCATGAGGAAACCTGCCAGATTACTGTCGTGACGCTTTGGCCATGCTGCGCCTGATGGCAGGAGGTCGATCAGCCATTCGTCTCTTATCGCTTCAGCAGACCGACTCATGAGCCCGTCTGCCATTGTATCGCGCCAAGAATCGGCATTTGGTTAGCGGCCAGCGTCTGATCCGACTGGGGTGCTATGAGATCGTTCTGACTACCGGCGACGGCAATAATCGCAGCATCCAGGGCCTGAACGTAAATCGTGCCGCCGATACCTACGCCACGATAGGTGGCTGCCAGTGCGCCGGTGACAGCGCTTCGCAGCGCAACCGTATCCGGGTTGAGGGCGATTACAGGATTTTGCGGAACAATTTCTCCTGCATAGACCGTGGCATTTCCTCTGACAGGACGGCGCGCATCAATATAGGTCTGGATCGATTCAAGCTGGGCGGGTGTCGGCGCCAGAGGACCAGACATGATGACGACAATGCCGACAGTGCCCAGCCCACCATATTCCGGCACGACATTGACATAGGCTGCCCCGGCGGCCGTGGCCCATTTCGCGTAATCATTGGCGGTGCCCCCACCATAGGGTTCGCGGATAACGGCAATGATGCGGGACCGCCAGCTATCGACAGCCTCGATTGGCGCACCCCCGGAGATACCGTCCTGGTCAACGGCGACGCTTTGCACACCCACAATCGGAGAGACGAGCTGCGCAGAGACATTTGGTGAGAGGTTTCCACCCTCACCAGTCTCCGTAGCCATTACCGGAACAGATGCGGCCGCGCCGGGTGCAATCGTAGTCGCCGCTGTCACCCACCATTGTGCGGAGCCGTCCACCGTAAAAAGCGTGCCGATTGGGAGCGTAACACTGGCGCTCGCCACTGACTGGACAATGACGAACCCTGCAGCAGCAGTCGCTCCCCTCCGAGGCACGCCCCATATTGCGGCGTGTTGAGGGAGCAACCCCTCCAGGGTCGCCGTGCTGACCATGAGCTCGATGCCAATGTCACGGACATAGAGATAGGTTTCATAGTCAGCGAGAGCAAAGAGGATCGATAGCGCCTGTTCGAGCGTCTGGGGTGCCGTCGCATCCAGTCGGACGGTCGTGCCATCTGATGCCGTGAATTCCTGCTGAGCCAGGCCAGCAGCAAATCGTTGCGCAAGTGTCGAGGGGGATGGAATGGCGATCGTCATAGCGTCGTCATCGGCGCGTTGACGGTAAGGCCCAGGGCCGATGCAGTGACCAGCAATATACCGCGTGACTTGTCATACCAGCTGGCGGAAGTGTCGATATCGATGCCGTGATAGTCGGCAATCGAGGCAACGGCCTCATCGGCATAGTTTTGCGCCGTTACTCTCGTCCCTTCACTGGCACGCGCCCTGGATAAGAGCCATGCACGTGACCCGTAGCGCTGCCCGGCCGCAAGCAGGATATCGCCTACCCAGCCGCGCTTTGAGAAAACCGGAGCTACAGCGCCCGGCGACGCAGTCAGCATTTCGGGCACGGCATCGTCAGAAGCAGCGCGGCGATCTGAGCACAGCGCAATAAGAAGAGGTGTTGCAGGCGTGCGGTCGATCGCAATACGGCCGCGCCCGTTTCCGATCGGATCGATCGCAAAATCGATCACGCCCGATACGGGATTGATACCGAGCTTCATGGAGGAAAAGGACGCGGCCGACATGAAAAGAAGATGCCAGATCGGCGTCGTCTACTTACTGGTGAAGGTTTTCACCACTGGTTCACTGAGGCGGTCCACTCGTCCCCAAACCGGGCTGAACACCCTTGTGAATATGGTCCTGAAGACTGATCGAACCGGAGGTTACATCGCCTTTTGCCGTGATCTTGCCATCTGTCTGAATATCGAGCGGCGTATAGATGCGGTCTTTGGTTATATCGAGCACCGTAGTGCCGCCAATGCGGACCTGCAACTCGCTTGCGCAGTCGATCCGCACGATCGTGCCTCCCTGAAGATAGATCTTCTGACCCATCGCATCATAGAGACAGGTTTCACCCTCGGCGAGATTGCCCATGCGCGCCACTGAAGGATTGGCAGGCGGGAGTGCGACCAGATCGGCCGGATCGCTCCCATTCGCAACAACATGGGTAACAGCACCATCATGAGGCGCGTGCGCCGCCAGGCCGAACGGGTGATGCACGGGCACCCCGGATCGCATGACACCGTAATGGGTGTCGAGCGTCACCACCTGATCACCACCCGTATCATCAATCGATGACACAACGCCGCGCGAGAAAAGCGTGCGCAGCGCCATGTGCAACCCGGTGAGCATCAGCTGCGCCCTACCAACGATCGCGCCGTCAGATGCGATGCCTTGCGGGCGCCTGCCCGCGTGTGGTCCTCATCGCCCTTGAGGCTATAGGCATCGGGTGCCACCACCGAAATCCGCGTCTCATAGCCTTGGTCGGAAGCAACCCAGGTGACCGCGCCAATCAGCATGTCCTGCGTGAGGCCGCTATAGAGATCCGTGACCGAGACGAGCTGATTGGGCAGCCAGAGATCGCCTTTGGCATTGCGTAGACCCGGCACGATATAGACATGCGCTGTCGCACCGGCACGCGTCGTGCGCCCGCGCCATTCCGCCTGGTCCTGCAAGGTCCAGGGATCGGCATCCTCTCTCGGTTTCGTCGCCCTGCGCTTGCGATGACGCGTGCCGGCATGAAAAGCCAGAGGTGGCCCGGCATCATCGCTCAGCCCCTGAGCAGCACTGTCCAGCGGTGGATTGGTGCTGTCCTGCGCGGCAACCGACCCCCCGCTCTGGGTTTTGGCCATCCAGACACGGGGGCGATAGCGGCCTACTTCCGGATCGACCCAGTGCCCGTAACGCGTCGTGCTGGCGAGTTCGACCTTGCGATGAGATGGCGCGGCCGGTGGTTGTGTCGGGGTAGCGGAAAGCGGGGCCGCGCTCGCATCAAGCGCCGGTTTCAACGGTCTTTGAAGGCTTTTAAACTGGCCTTTGACCCACACATCGGAATGCCGGTTGCGCGACGAGAGACGCACCTCGATGCCACGGACATTGCCGGGAAATGTGAGGCTGTCACTGGCCCTCGTCGTGCCCGCCTGGGTCAGAACGATCTTGCCCACACCGTCCGAGGTGACGAGTACGCCGCGCTGCCTCGCATGATGCTCGATCGCATCCATCACGGTGTCGCCGGGCTCTAGCGCCACGAGGGTGAAAGGCGCTCCCGTCTCGATCTGCTGATCCAGAGTGATCCGATAGGGATTGGTCAGATGCCCCACCAGGCTTTCCAGGCGGATCTGTCGATATTCGCCGGGTCCGGTCGGGTTGGCCGAGCAGTCCACGAGATCACCTGTCATGTCGCGACCGGTGATAATGGCCTCTGCCGTATGCTCGTCGGCGGTCAGATTGACATCGTCCACCCATCCCTTGAGCACTATCTGTCCATTGATTGCGATCTCCACCGGATCGCGGTCGCGAATGGGGGCAAATTCGGGAGGATGCTCGCGAAGAAAGGCGGCAGAGCGCACCTCGTCGAGATAGCGGATACGAAATGACCCGGCGATATCGGCCAGATCGCGACCGACTTCGGCGCTCGTCCAGGTTTCGAGTATGCGCGCGGCAATCTTTATCGTCATCGGGCGGCGGGAGACGTTTCTTGTATCACTCATGAGGACATGTCCAATACTGATAGAGACCCTGGTCCCGCCAGGGCAGGATGGATGACGTCATTGCGTGAGACCATGTCATCCATGACGGTCTGAACGTTCTCGGGGGTATCGCCCGCAAGAGCATAGGCAATCGCCCAGGCGCTCATGGGGCGAGACACTGGCAACAGGAGCACGGCAGGCAGGCGTCCGATCGTCGTCGAAAAATCGGCAAGCACTGCGAGGCGCAGATCGCGCAAGGTGCTCCACATGCTCGACATCGGCAGTGATGCACCGGCAGAGGCAGCATTCTGCATGTCCACGCCCAGGGCGTCGATCGCATCGATCAGCCTGTCGCGTGCCATAAGCGCATCGGCCTGGCTGACATAGGCTACCGAAGTCGAGGCAGCGATTGTCTGTGAGACCACCATCATGCGTGCCACCACGCCTAGTCCAAGCATCGACGCTGGTGCCTGGCTGGTATCCGACAAGGAAACCGCCGTCGTGCCGATTGCCAAAGCGCCCTGTAGAAGAAGGGTCACAACATCGGACGCCGACACAGCCACCGTGACACCCTCAGTCACCTGAACAGCTGGAGCAATCGCCGCTGTATCTGCAGGCAATGCGACAGAGGCGATCGCAGATGGCACCGCCGCGAGCGCGCTCGATACACTGTCGGCGTAAGTCGTATCATCGTTTATTGCTGGTGGGTTTATCCCCGCCGCAAGTGCGGCCTGCGCTGAGCTTGCGGCATCCTGGACAGGTTGTGGCGCATTGCCGAGCAACCCGTCCCATACGCCATGTGCCTGGCTGATCAGGGATGAAACGTTACCTGCGAGGGCCAGAGGAATCGCGAGGGGGGAAAGGATGGATTGTGTCGCGATGATACCCTCATCCACCAGAGCATCAGCCTGCGTCAGGAGATTGGTAAGGGTATCGGTAATCGATGCGAAAAGCCCTGACGGGCCTGACGTGTCGGGATCTCGGTAAAACGCCGCAGTAAAGCGCGCGATACGGATTTCACGGTCCGAGAGCACGATCTCGGGAGGCTGCTCGGCCAGACGCACGCGCAG